GGTCGAGCGCTGGCGCCAGCGGGCGGGGACGACGGACGTGTCGGCCGAGTTCGACCTCGTGCAGGAGCCGACGCCGATCGTCGGGCCGCGCGAGATCCCGTTCGCGCCGTGCTACGGCGGTCGGATGCGCGAGGCGATGGTCGCGGCGCCGCCGCTCGACCAACTCGCCTGGCTCAACATCGGGCACTACCGCGTGAGCGCCGATCACCGGACGCTCATGTCGGTGGCGCACGCGCCGACGGTGTGTGTGGAGAAGTGGGGGGATGCGGACAACCCGCCGCGAATCAACATCGGGCCGTTCTCGCTCATCACGCTTCTCGGGGAGGCGACGGCCAAGTTCCTGCAGGCCGACCCCGACGCGCTGCAGGCGTCCGAGCGCACGATGGCGCGGCAGGAACAGCAGATGGCCGCGCTCGGCATGGCGTTCCTCGCCCGCGACCGCGCGCGGGACGAGACCGCGACGGGTCGGCGGTTGGATGCGGCAGCCGACTTCGCGACGCTCGGCACGGCCGCCGATGGCCTGAAAGACTGCCTCGAGCGCGCCCTGCAGTTCGCGGCCGACTTCTTGTCGATCCCGCGCGATCAGGCGCCGGCCGTGGCGGTGTCGACCACCTACGACGAATCGCGCCTCGACGCGCCGACGATTCTGGCGCTGTCCGCGCTGGCCGAAAAGGCGCAGATCTCGGTGCGCACGCTGCTCGAGGAGCTGCAGCGCGGGCGCGTGCTGTCCGAGGCGGTGGACCTCGACGAGGAAGAGGCCGAGGCGCTGGCCGCCAAGGCGATCGAGCAGGAGCGGCAGGCCGAGGCGGCGCAGCAGGCCGCCGCCCGGCTCAGCGCCGCCGGCTCAGGCGTCTGACCATGCCGTCAGCGAACGCGATGCAGAGGTCGGTGCGCTCCTCGACCGGGACCCCTTCGGCCTCGAGCGACCGCCGGTACGCCGCGACGACGCGGCCGAGCTCTCGCGCGAAGGTCTCCCACCGCTCGACCGCGGCGGGGGACGGGATCTCGGGGAGTTCGGCCATGACCGGACGGTAGGGTGACCCCGTCCGAACGGGAAGCCCTGGCCCGCCTCGAGCGGCTGGCCGCCGGCCTCGCGCCGGCGCTGGCCGCCACCTTCCGGCGCGTCCTCGCCACGATCCGCGATGCCGCCACGCTTGATGCGCTGGCGGCCGCCGTCGAGCAGGGCGGCGCCGACGCCGTGGTCAACCTCCTGCTCTCCCTCGACACCGAAACGGCCGCGACCGCCGTCCTCGCGCGCGGGCTCACGCCGGCCGTCGTGGCGACCGCGCTCACGACGGCGCGCGTATCGCGCCCGCTGCAGGGGCTCGTGGCGGCCTTCCAGCGCGGCTTCCCCGAGGCCGAGGCGGCGGCGCAGACGATGGCGCTGGATCGCTACCGCACCCTGGCGACCGAGCTGCGTCCCGTGCTCCGCGGCGTCGTGGCGGACGGCATCGCCGCCGGCCAGAACCCGCGCGTCGTCGCCCAGGCGGTGCGGAACGTCGTCGGCTTCACCGACTACGACCGGCAGATCGTGCGGTCGTTCCGCGAGGCGCTCGAGTCGGGCGACTTCGCCGGCGCCCTGCGCCGCACGCTCCGCGATCGCCGGTCCGACGCCGATCGCCGGTCCGACGCCGTGCTCCGGCGGCTCGCCGCGGCAAGCGACGGCGCACTCCAGCCCGCGCAGGTCGAGCGCATGGTCGCGGCCTACGAGCGGACGCTGCTCAACTGGCGCGCCGAGACGTGGGCGCGCACGGCGGCGCTCGACGCCACGCGCACCGGCCAGCTCACCGCATGGCAGGCGGCGATCGACCGAGGCGCGATTGAGGGGCCGCTCGTAAAGCGGTGGGTGACGCGCTTGGACGGCCGCGAGCGCGAGGGGCATCGCGCGGCCAACGGACAAACGGTGCCGTGGGGCCAGCCGTTCTACGACCCGTCGATTTCGGCCTACGTGCAGATCCCGGGACGGGGGACGTACAACTGCTTCCCGGGCGACACCCCAATTGAGGGGGCGGTTCGCGTCGCCCTACGCAGCAGATACGACGGGCCGATGGTCCGGGTACGCACTCGGCGGGGCCACGTCCTCACCTGTACCCCGAACCACCCTGTACTCACCACGCGAGGATTCGTCCCGGCGCGCGCGATCGCACAAGGCGACCAGGTGGTCAGCAAGAGCGACCTCGCTGAACGGGCGGCCCCGTCGGCACTCCCAGACGACGAGCAGGTGCCAGCCACGGTCGAGCAGGTATTCCAGTCGCTTGCGGCGCAGCGGGTGCCGCTCCGCGAGCGGCTTAGTCGTGACGACCTCCACGGCGACGCGAAGCGAACGGACAGCTACGTCGAGATTGTACGGGCCGACGGCCGCCTGCTCGACGACCGCGAGACCCATTCGCTGGAACGCTACGGCCACCGCCGTGGCGATTGGCCGTTCAAGAGGTCCCAAGAGTCGGCGGCTGCGCTCGTTGGCGACCGCTTTTCGGGCGAGTTCGACGGCGGATGCCGGGCGGCTCCGTCGCGCGGCGTGCGCGGCCGACACCTGCCGACGCACCGCAGCGGGGTCGGATCGGAGCACCGCCCACTTAGCGCGCTCCGCATCGGACCGGCCGCGCACTGGGATATCGCGTTCTCTGAGGCGGCGAAGCAGGACGTTTCGAGAGCACCCGGCCTCATCGGCGAGCTGCTTGAGGCTGCATCCGGCTACGTATCGCTCGACGAGGTTGTCGATGTCGGGCAGATCGAGTCTCTTCATGGGTGGGTGTATGACGTGGAGACCGAGAGCGGTGTAAGCGTGGCTGCTGGCATAGTAGTCAGTAACTGCCGCTGCGCCTTCACCGTCCGCTCGGCGGCGCTCGCGGACTTGTAGTGCGGCGGTCAGTCCACTGACCGCGAAGTCGGCGCGATGCGTACAAGCGGGGCGCAGCGGGGCGTAGCGTAGGGGCGTGAGACTCGCCCACCCTCTGCACGGGACGTGCTGATGCCGCTCAAGACCGCCGACACCAAGGACGCCATCCCCGAGTCGTACCGCGACGCCGCCTTCGAGACGAAGGACGGCAAGTTCGTGTACGAGGAGCCCGAAGATGTGTCCGGCCTCAAGTCGGCGCTGCAGAAGGAGCGCGAGAGCCGTGAGGCCGCCGAGAAGCTGTCCGCCAAGCTCAGCAGGGAGCTCAAGGAGAAGGCGACGAAGGCTGCGGCCGGCGACGCCAAGCTGTCCGACGAGGAGCTCGCCAAGGTGCGTCAGGCGGTCGCCGAGGAGTACGCCCCTCAGCTCGAGGAGGCCGCCAAGCTCCGCGCCAAGCTCAACGAGGTGCAGCTCGACCAGCAGGTCTTGCGCCTCATCGACAAGGCGGGCGTGCTCGGACCGCAACGCGACAAGCTCTGGAAGCTCGTCAAGGACGAGTACGATCTGACGGCCGAAGGCACCGCGATCCTCAAGGGCAAGCCCGGCGCGGACATCGCGAAGCACATCGAGAGCTACAAGAAGGAGTACGAGTGGGCCTTTGCGGCCCCGGCGGCCTCGGGCGGCGGCGCCAAGGGCGTGGCCGGCACGATCCCGGCCGGGATGAAGGCCGACGACGTGCTGGCGAACCCCGGCGCCTTCATCACGGCCGGATTCCAGAAGTCGGCGTAGGCCGACCCCGGTAGGGCGGAGCGGCGCTCCGCAGCAGGACGGCACGGTAGGGCACCGCGTGAGGCGGGCGAACCAACTCCCCATCCCTCACGAGGTGCCATATGGCGCTGAATCTGGTCGAGGCCGCGAAGACGGCCGCCAATCGCGGCGACATGCTCGCCGCCGGGGTCATCGGGACCTTCGCCCGCGCCAGCGGTCCGATGGCCCTGCTCCCCATCGAGAACATCCCCGGCAACAGCTACTCGTACAACCGCGAGGGCGCGCTGCCGGGCATCGCCTTCCGCGGCATCAACGAGTCGTACACCGAGAGCACGGGCGTCATCAACCCGCTCTCCGAGGCGCTCCGCATCGCGGGCGGCGACCTCGACTGCGACGTGGCGCTCGTCAAGATGTTCGGCGCCGAACGGCGCGCCCGCGAAGTCGACATGAAGGCCAAGGCGCTCGGGCAGGAGCTCTCGCGTGCGCTCATCAAGGGCGACAGCGAGGTCAACCCGCGCGAGTTCGACGGCCTGCAGAAGCGCCTCACCGGCGCGCAGCTCATCGAGAACAACGCCGGCACCGGCGCGGCGCTCTCGCTGCTCAACCTCGACGCCGCGATCGACGCCGTCGTGAACCCGACGCACCTCATCATGTCGAAGGCCATGCGCCGGCTCATCACGGCCGCGCAGCGCACCGTCGGCGTGGCCGGGACGATCCAGTTCACCACCGACGCCTTCGGGCGCCGCGCCACCACGTACAACGACCTCCCGATCGTCGTCCCCTACGAGGACAACGGCGGGACCGAGATGCTCGCCTTCGACGAAGCGGCGGCGGGCGGCGGCACGGCCTCGACCTCGATCTACGTGGTCAACATGTCGCCGGGCTTCCTCTCGGGCATCCAGAACGGCGCCATGGAAGTGCGTGACCTGGGCGAGCTGCAGGGCTCGCCGGTGTTCCGCACGCGCGTCGAGTGGCTGATGTCGATCGTGCTCGAGCACCCGCGCGCGGCGGCCCGCCTGCGCGGCATCACCAACGCCGCCGTGACGGCGTAAGGAGGCCACCACCATGGCGATCAACCAGAAGAGCTTCACCTACGACCACGCCCTGCGTCTCAAGGACGCGGGCGCGGTCACGGCCTCCGGCAACGGGCAGGTCGGCGGATCGGACCGCATCCTCGACCTCGGGGCCGCGCGCTTCGATGGCCGTGTGATCGTGGACATCACGGCCATCGACGTAGCGTCGGCCGACGAGACGTACCTCATCCGCGTGCAGGGCAGCAACTCGCCCACTTTCGCGGCGACCAACAAGACGCTCGCGACGCTCGAAGTCGGGCGCGCGGCGGCGACCGGGTCGTCGGCGGCGGATGCTGCGGGCACGCGGGCGGAAGTCGCGGTGACGAACGAGTTCAACGGCGTCACGTACCGTTACCTCCGCGTGAGCCACGTGCTCGGCGGCACCACGCCGTCGATCAACTACATCGCGAACCTCGTCCCGCAGGCGCACTGATGGCCGCGCGGAAGGAGGCGCCTCAGTCGGCCAAGGTCACGGTGTACGACGCCGTGACCGGGGCCGCGCTGGAGCGGTGGCCGGTGGACGCGAAGGAGCTGGTCGCGTCCGGGGCCGCGACGTTCGATCCGCCGGTCGCCGATGCGGCGCCGGCGGAGCCCCGCATGCCGGAGCCCGAGCCGGTCGCCGATGCGGCGCCGGCGGAGGAGCCGAAGAAGCGAGGGCGGTAACCGGTGGCGTTCTCCGCCACCGTCGGCGGGGTCTCGGCCACGAGCTACGTCTCGGTGGCCGAGGCCTCGTCGTATCTGGGCGATCGACTGTTCGCGGGCGCGTGGGACAACGCCGACGAGCAGCAGCGCCAGCAAGCGTTGACGCAGGCGACGGCATGGCTGGATGCGCTCGCGTGGCGCGGCACCAAGGCGACGGTCGCGCAGCGCCTGGCGCACCCGCGCAAGTACCTGCCGACGCCGGAGCAGGATCCCGAGTTCCGGGAAGCGCAGCGCATCGAGATCCTCGACGAGTCGGTGCTCTACTACCCGTCGAACGCGGTGGCCCGCCCGATTCAGGAGGCCACCTGCGAGCTCGCCCTCGCGCTCCTGGGCGAGACCGCCGACCCGTCGGCGCGGGACGCGTCGGAAGGCATCACGCGCGAGAAGGTCGGCCCGCTCGAGACCGAGTACGCCGCGCCGCTCGTGCGCAAGCAGGGGCTCGCGCGCTTTCCGGCCGTCTGGACCCGCATCCAGCCGCTCTTGCGCCACGCGCAGGGCGGCACGGTGACGCGCGGGTGAGCGCCG